TAGACCGCTCTATCAAGCTGTCACGCACGAACACAATGACAAGCACTGAATTTACAAACAGTGCAACAGACCGCGCGTCCAAGATTTTAGCATTCGATAGCAGCGGTGAGCTGAGTGTCACGACTGAGCTTGGTACATTCAAAGGCAACTGGGCAGCGTCAACGACATATGCTTTGCGTGACATCGTCAAGGACACAAGCACAAACAATATATTCATAGCTGTGACAGCGCATACTAGCTCCGGCTCCCAGCCGCTAACAACGAACACCGACAGCGCCAAATGGTCATTGCTGGTTGACGCAGCATCAGCAACGACAAGCCAAACCGCTGCCGCAAGCAGTGCCACAGCGGCGGCTGCATCAGCCACGACTGCCACAACACAGGCTACAGCGGCAACAACAGCAAAAACAGCTAGTGAAACTGCAAAGGCTGCTAGTGAAACCGCAAAGACAGCCGCTGAAACAGCGCTCGACACTTTTGATGATCGTATGCTTGGCGCTTTCGGATCAGATCCATCAGCCGACAATGACGGCAATGCTTTGCTGACATCAGCCTTATATTGGAACAACAGCGATGGTTTCAAGGTTTACAATGGTTCAGCTTGGGAGCTGGTTAAACCATCATCAAGTGAGCAAACAAATATCAATACGCTTGCCGGTATTAGCAGCGATGTTTCAACGCTGTCTAACGCGCTTTCTGCAACGACAACATATGCTGTTACTGTTGCCAGTGTTAGCGGATCAAATGTGTTTGTACTGGATAGTTCTAACAACCCAGCAATTCAGCTTGATCGTGGCAACACATATATCTTTGACCAGTCTGATGCCAGCAATTCTGGTCATACATTAGCATTTAAGAATGGTAGTAGCAGTTATACAACTGGCGTAACAACTACTGGTACGGCTGGGCAAGCTGGAGCTAAAACAACTATTATTGTTGATGCTGGTGCGCCATCTAGCGGATTACTTTACTATTGTGTTGCTCATGGCAATGCGATGGGTAATAGCATTACTACTGTAACAAGTAATTTTGCTGTGGTTGCTAGTAATATAGGAAACATTAACACTGTAGCTGGTGCTAACAGCAATGTAAGTTCTGTTGCAGGTTCTATAGCAAACGTAAACACTGTTGCTGGAACACTTACCGCTGTTAACTCTTTTAATGATTTGTTTACGGCTGGGTCATCTGCGCCAGCATCGCCTAGTGCTGGTGATCTTTGGTATGACACAACAAACAGTCAGCTAAAGGTTTATGTTGGGTCATCATTCCAGATCGCTGGTGCGTACTTACAAGGTTTAACATCAACGCATGTGTTTACAGCCACAAACAATCAAACAACATTTACGACTGATGATGCCAGCCAAACCATGTCAATCTATGCTAATGGCAACACGCTTGTATTTAAGAACGGTATTCGGTTAGTCGAGGGTGCTAATGGATCAACAAACGATTATCATATTAGCGGTAATAATGTAGTTCTTAATGCTGGTGCAACAACTGGTGACATACTTTATGTTGAGGTGTTTACTAAAGTAAGCACGACACAAGAAACCTCTTTGAATGCTCTTGTTACAACAGCAACAACACAAGCCAACACAGCTACAACTCAAGCCACAGCTAGTGCAACGAGTGCCACGGCTGCGGCTGCATCAGCTACGACTGCCACAACTCAAGCTACGACTGCCACAACTCAAGCTACGGCAGCGACAACAGCAAAGACTGCGGCTGAAACTGCAAAGACTGCGGCAGAAGCAGCTTTCGATTCTCTGGATGATAAGTATCTTGGGGCAAAATCGTCAGCTCCAAGCACCGACAATGACGGTGATGCGCTTGCTACTGGTGCAATCTACTGGAACACCACAAGTAATACATTACAAGTTTGGGATGGTTCTGCATTTCAGCAAGGTGCATTCACGGCTGGTAGTTTGCTTGCCAATGTAGTTGAGGACACAACTCCTGTTCTTGGGGGATCGCTTGATGTTGGAACAAATAGTATTGTTTCTGTGTCTGACCGCGATATTAACATCACTCCAAATGGTACTGGCTCTGTGGTTCTTGATGGACTGAATTACCCACAAGCAGACGGATCGAATGGTCAGTTCTTAAAGACAGATGGATCAGGCCAGCTTTCATTTGGCACTGTGTCTACGCCTAGCTTGTCTAGCCTTGGCATAGCTAATCACGACAATTTATCAGTCGATGGTAGTGGGAATGTTGCGCTTGGTGCAAGCAGCGTATCGTTTGGCACAAGCAAATGGGCAATTGTTTTGGATGGTAATGATTTAGATTTTCAATATAACGGCACAACTGTTTTTAAACTCGCATCTAGCGGTGCAGTTACATCTGCTAACGACATTACAGCTTTTGGGAGTCCATAATGGCAACAACTAAAGCATTATTAATGGCTAATTTGATAGACGCTAATGGTGATATTCAAGCCACAAATCTTGATAATGTTGCAGCCTTTCCTACTGGCTGGTCTGCTGCATTAGATGGCTCTGACATGGTGTTTATCTACAACAGTGTCGAGGTATTTAAAATCACAACGGCTGGTGCTGTTGTGGCTAAAGATAACGTAACAGCATTTGGAACACCGTAATGGCTATAGCAGCATCAGGCGCAGTATCATTTAGTGACCTTAGAACAGAGTTTGTTGGCGGCTCATCAGCAATAAGTTTTAGTGATTTATATCGTGGTGGCTCAAACATTTTAGCAAAGGCTGGTGATAACCCAGCAACTAATCTTGCTGCGTCTGTTCCAGCATCAGGCATAATTGACATACAAGATTTTTACAGCACAGCTAAAGGGTTTAAAAATACGGTTAGCAGTTCAACAACTAATGTTGATGCTAATGCACTTTTTGGTGATGACTATGATGTAAATTACCCAAAAATTATAGACATTAATTCTGGTGTTACAATTGGCGGGTCTGGAGATGAGGCTATAGACATCCCAAGTGGACTAGCTGGTAGCCTAACAATCAACAATGCAGGAACAGTAATCGGTTTTGGTGGTGCGTCAGCCGGAGCAGCCGGAGGCCATGCTATAAACTGTGCCTCTTCTGGCGTGATCATTAATAACTCAGGCCAGATTTCTGGTGGGGGCGGTGCGGGAGCGAATGGGTCGACTGGCGGCAACGGCACATCATCAAGCACAACTACAGAAACTAGAGGGTCATGCGGTAATCAGAATATGTGGTGCAGATCTAACCGATATTGGTGGGGCGGTTCATACACCCCAACGCAGGGTGCAGGTGGCTGTACTTATTATGGCAGCTCAACCCTTAATTATTGTGGGTTTTGTAATACTGACGGTTATCGAATTGTTAGAGCTTGCACCACAACCACAAACACAACTGGTGGTGCTGGCGGCAACTTTGGTGTAGGGGCTGGTTACAATCAATCAGCTACAAACGGCACATCAGGAGCCGCTGGTGGGACAAATGCTGGTACTGGATCTAGTGGATCGAACGGGGCAGCTCTAGGAACAGCGGCCTCAAATTCTTCGGCTGGTGCAAACGGTAATGCATCTAATGGAGCAGCGGGTCAGTCGGGTGGTGCGGCTGGCGCAGCCGTAACAGGTACATCAGTTACGATGAATAATTCTGGCACTGTAAATGGAGCAGTGGCGTGATGACCGCTGATGAGCGTTATGAAATTTGTAAAGCGTGTGATTGGTTTCGTTCAGTCATTAAGCAATGCAAAAAGTGCGGGTGTATTATGCCCTTAAAAGTAAAACTAGCTTCGGCTACCTGCCCACTAAGGAAATGGATATGACAAATTACAATATTGAAAAAGTTGAAGATGGCATTGCAACTTTGCGTTACGCCGACAATAGCTGGGCTGAAATTACTTTAGCATCAGACATGACACAGGAAGACCTTGATGATTTGGCATTACAGTACGCACCAAAAGCTGGCGTTGCACCAAGTTTTGCAAAGGTTGGTTTTACTTCCACAGCCTCGGCTAAACCTGAGCCTGTCGTTGAAGAACCAGTTGACGACAGACCAGCTTGGCTCAAAGCAAGGATTGAAGCTTACGGCTCACCAGAAAGCCAGCTTGAGTACATAACAGAAAATGGTTTGGACAAATGGCTAGAGCATGTTGTTAAAATTAAAACCGACAATCCAAAGCCTGATTGATGAAACCTACAGCCGCATCAGTGCAGTCGCAGATAGATACACATGAGGCTGTGTGCGCGGAGCGTTGGAAAGAAACCATCTTACGCATCAAGCGGT